CCAGATAAGCCTTGTAAAGTGCTTGTCACGGTCTATGCACCAACCAGACGAAGATTAGACCCACCCAACCTATATCCGACTGTTAAGGCTATTATAGACGGCTTGACGGACGCTAATTTATGGCCAGACGACAATCACGAAGTTATCAAAATGATGTCGTTTCAGTATGGCGGGCTAAGTGGTGAGTCTGGGAAATTTAAGATTGTGTTAGACATTGAAGGAGCGTGAAATGAACAGTAAATATAAAGACAAGCTGGTCGGTGTATATGCTCCGGGTAGTTATGACCACACAAGCGTATTAGGTCAAACACAAGAGTTTTCGAAGTGGTTCTGGGCTAATCATGAGGATGCAGAGTATATCAGTGCTAAGTTGGGTATTGATACAAAGAAACTCAACCGCATTCTAACGCTTGAGCAGTTACCGGATGAGGAATTACTAACGAGGATGATGGAACTATGCAAGTAAAGGAATACGCATTATACAAGGGCGAGGAGCTACTGGCGATGGGCACTAAACGTGAAATTGCTGAACAATTGGGAGTCTCACCTAGCACCGTTGGTTACTATGGCACACCAGTATACGCTCGAAGAACATCGGGCAATGGAAGGAGGTTAATCGAGTTATGAAATACAAAGTAATCGTATATTACGACAATATGCCAGATAGCGAGCATATTTTTAGCAACAAGAACGACGCTATCAACGAACTACATCGTTTGAGAGGTGTTAAATATCGCAATTCTAGGATGTATGCAGTGGAGTTGGTCGAATGCGGTGGATAGTACGAGTAGCACGAACGATGGATGATGTTATAGAGTGCCATTTCACAGATAAGGCCAAGGCGCTGAAACACGTTGAAGCGTTGAAGAAGTTAAGCATGGCAGTAGACGCTATTGTTTGGATGGAGGAAATTAATGATTAGAACGAAGTGGTTAGAGGTTGAATATGGATTTACCAATTACCAAGAAATCGACGATTTGATTAATGGGTTTGTCGAAGAGAATCCACAAATTGAAATCATTGATATCAAATATCAGTCAAATATTTCAAGCGTGGCCGACAGTGGTGTTAGTGCTACATATTACCATACATCAGCATTAATCATCTATAAGGAGAGTACGAAATGATGAATAAGGATGAAGCAGTACAGAAACTAGCAACAGCAGGACGCCTTTCAATAGCCAACGCAGAAGACCTATACGATTCATTCTTCCCTAAACCAGTGGTGCCGCAGTACGTGGCGGATTGGTATGAGGAACATAAGGACGATTTTGAAATAAAACTATTTCAATGTATCTGCGAAGCTGTTGAAAATTACGACAAAGACTTAGCAAATGATTTTGAGAATTGGTTGATGTCCGAGGAACTCGAAGTAATCCAAACTCTCGTCAACATGCACCAGTTCGGCTATGAGGTAGAGGAAGAAAAGCGGTATCGGATTTCTATGCCAAAAGCAAGAAATCGCAAAAACCATGCTCAGATTCTATGTAAGGAAGGCGACAAAACTTTCTGGTGTGGCGAGTGGTATCGGTTTAAAACCAAATTCACCTGCAAAGAGCTAGAAGATGCTGATTTAGGCTGGGTGTTCAACTGCGAGGGAATTGAAATTGAGGAGGTGGAATAGGTGGATTTATTAGAGTTAAAAAAAGCAGAAGAAATTAGACAACAGATTGCAGAATTGGAAAAATTTATCAACTACAAACTGTCACCTCTTGACAAAGTTTTTATTATAAAACAAGAACCAAGATTCGGGCTGGCAATTAAAACGAGATTCTTTTTTGATGAAAAAACTATGGTAATAACATCGGAAATTTTATCAGACGCAATCAATGACGCGTTGAAGCAAACGATCAAAAACTTAAAGACACAATTAGTAGATTTAGGTATTGAAGTGACGGAGGTGGAATAAATGGGATTGATTGGAAGGGGTTCATATTACGGTAGGACGGATGAATTAATTCACCTCGTAAATCAATGGGCAGACGAACGAAATTTAAAGCAAGCTGACCCTAATATTCAGTGGATGCGTATTACGGAAGAAGTCGGAGAAATTCGGGATGTACTCTTGAAACCGACTAAATTCACGGAACCGCAAGCAGCATTGAAGGATGCTATCGGTGACACGCTAGTAACAATCATCGTGCTAGCTCACCAGTTAGACCTTGATGTGACTGAGTGTCTCGGTATTGCTTACGAGGAGATTAAAAACAGAAAGGGAAAAATGATTAATGGGACGTTTGTTAAAGAAGACGATTTATAACGACCTCGCTATTGCTACGGTATTACTCATGGTATCACTAGCAATTAATGTAACTACCGTCCTACGAGTGGTTAACCGGCCTATCGAGACAGTGGTTATCCATAAGGCAGATAATGCTGTTGAATTACATGGCAAGGTTACTGGAAAATCGAAAATTAAAAACCTCTACACGCTCGATTGTGGGGCTTACGGGAAATTCCTTGTCAGCAAGGAACAGTACGATAGCGTAAACATTGGGGATGATATCCCCAGCTATCTGAAAGGGAGAGGACAATGATACCAAGATATAGAGCGTGGGATAAAATTCATAAAACAATGTACGAAGTTGATGATATTATGTCTATCGATTTTGGGAAAAGCAAAATTTCTGTAAAGACCCTCTTTTTCGAGCAGACAAATCGCTACGACTTCGACGACATCGTTTTAATGCAGTCAACTGGACTGAGAGACAAAAATGACAAAGAAATCTTCGAAGGGGATATTGTTGACTCGACAGACGGATTCCTCACTGGCGTAATTGAATTTAGAGTAAGTTTAGGGATGTTCGTTAGTTATTTGGTAGAATATAACAACTTCGAACGTTTATGCAATATTGCCAGCTCAAGGAAAATTATCGGAAATATATGGGAACATCCAGAGCTGGCAGAGGTGAGCTCATGAGCAAAACCTACAAATATTCCGGGCTGACACCAGAATTATATCAACGGTTAGTCAGTGAGCATGCGGCACTGAGAGAGACGTACAAAAAAGGCTCTTATAAACAGTTCTTTCAAGATGTGAAACAGTGCAGTGAAGTGCAAGCTCGTATCATTTATCAAGCATTTAATAGTGCAGTCGTGGAACGTGCTAGGATATCGCCGGCGACTGTAGACAGGTTAGAAGGCATCATTTCTGATGAATTATTAGACGACCTTCAAGACTATCTGTCTACGCACTATACAAGGGGCAAAACCACTAAACCAGTGTTGGATAAAACCAACGCAGGACTGCCAGAGGGACTGTTTAAACGATTTAAAGAGGAAGTGGAAGTTTTACGCAAAGAACACCCTAACAACCTAAATAATTACATTAGAGAGGTTAAAGGGTACGACCAGAAAAATGCTAACAGAACCCAAAACGCCCTTAATCTGTGCTATGCGGAAAAAGCAGCCCTAACGCCTTTAAAAGCTATTCAAATGGAAGGACTGTTTTCAAGAGAGCTATTCAGCGAAATTATTGATTATGTATTTAATAACTATGAATGGAGCGAAAGGCTAGATGGCGAGATTGATCGCATCATTCTTAAATATCGTAATAAAGGCAAGGTAGGTCGTGAGAAGACCACGGTCAAAAAAACCTTGTATAAAGCCTATGCGTTAGGCGTGTAGCTAGAACGGTTTACGAGGGTTCGACTCCCTCGCTAGCTATTACCAGTCAATATATATATTAGAAAAGAGGAGCCTTTTGATTTCTTTTCATTCAAATCAGCAGAAGCGTGACTGGTCGTGGATGCACCAAAAACCAGTAAATCTAAAACATAGAAAGTAGGTATTCCTTTATTTATTATTCACAAAATCTAAAACGCATTACTGGTGGCGTGATTCTTCAAGGCTTATGCCTGAAAGTAGATATAGGTCAGAAATCTCCATAATTCACCGACTTAATTCTTGTATTATTTCAAAAACGAAAGGGGAATATCCCCGATAATGATTTCTCTATATCTAGGCTGGAATGGTTGCATAAGAGGTTCGATTCCTCTTGCCAGTCATTGTCTGTCAAAACACTAAAAATAAAATGGATATAGGTTTTTAGTGGCTTGGACACTTTTTTAACACTTTTTCGACACGAGCAAGCTGACAGACCTTGCTCAAACAAACCCAGCAAATTTTAAGAAAAAAGGATGTGAAAAACCCTCTTTCTTATTGATATCTTGCATTACTAAAAAGCCAAAGACCTTGCTGGTGTCAATGGCTAGGAAGGAGGTGATAGAAGGCCCAAGAGACAACCCCAAAACAAATACATTAATCTTTCTCTTATAAAACTTCTTAATGTCTTTGGGCCAAACAAAAAAAGACCGACACGACGGCCGGCACTCTTTGAAAGTCAACACTACTATTATACCAAAGAGGATAGAACAATGCTATTGCCGGAAATTGATGAAAAAGCAACTATCAGAGGTTGCAAGCGAAAACTTCGAGAATATCCACGCTGGCGAGAGATAGCACACGATAGCGCTGAGCAGAAGATTACACAAGAGTTCACTTTCATGCCAAGAGGCGGCAGCGGAGTGAGCAGACCAGTGGAAAATATTGCTGTCAGACGTGTCGATGCTATGAACGAGCTAGAAGCCATAGAGCAAGCAGTTAGCGGGCTATATCGTCCAGACTATCGCAGAATACTGATAGAGAAATATCTAGCTTATCCACCTAAACCAAACTGGCAAATCGCCCAAGGAATTGGCTTTGAAAGAACAGCCTTTCAAGAATTGCTAAATAATGCTATCCTAGCTTTTGCAGAATTGTACAGAAATGGTCAATTAGTCGTAGAACGCTGAAATTTCGGTATTTTGACGGATAATTCACGGTGTCTAACAACTGTTTAAAGTGGTATTATTATATTATCGAAGAGAATTCAGAGACAGCTCACTTTGTGGGTTGTCTTTTTTAATACGCAATGAAGGAGGTGGACATATTGGGCTAAATCAACGACAGAAATTATTTGCTAGCGAGTATATCAAGTTAGGGAACGCCACACAGGCAGCTATCAACGCTGGATATAGCGAAAAGACGGCAGGGCGTATCGCTGGGCAAAACTTGAAAAAACTTGAAATTAAGAGCTATATCGATGCCGAAGTTGAGAAAATGCACAGCGAGAACATCATGGATGCTAAAGAAGCCTTGTCCATTCTATCCGACATTGCAAGGGGTAAGCGTGATGAGGAAGTTCTCATGATGAATCCAGTCACTGGTGAAGTCGAACGAGTGACTAAAAAGGCTGATAACAACACGGTAATCAAGGCTATTACTGAAATCTTGAAACGCTATCCGACTGCTAAACAAGCTGAGAAATTGCAACTTGAGATTGAAAAACTCAAATCTCAAATCGGTGGTGATGAAGGTCAGGATGAAAAGATAGCCGGTTTCCTCGATATTATCAAAGGAGCCGTAAGCGATGGACTTGAGTAAGCTATATACCAAACGGCAGCTAGACGTTCTTAATTACATTTGGAATCATGATTGGTTTATCTGTGGTCTTCACGGCGCTAAACGAGCGGGTAAGACAGTCGTTAACAATGACACATTTGTAACTGAATTAAGCCGTGTCAGAAAGATTGCTGACCGTTTAGGTGTGGATGAGCCTATCTACATCTTAGCGGGGACATCGTCAACTTCGATTCAGAACAACGTGCTACAAGAGCTTTATAATAAATACGGCTTTGAGCCAAAGTATGATAAGCATGGCTCTTTTGTTTTTTGTGGCGTTAAGGTTGTCCAAGTCTACACTGGCTCTATATCTGGGCTTAAGCGTGCCCGTGGTTTTACGGCGTTTGGAGCTTATGTAAACGAAGCTTCACTAGCTAATGAGGTTGTTTTTAAAGAAATTATCTCACGCTGTTCTGGTGAGGGTGCCCGTGTCGTTTGGGATAGTAACCCAGACAATCCGAATCATTGGCTTAATCGAGACTACATTGGCAAGAACGATGGCAAGATTATAGATTTTAGTTTTAAGCTCGACGATAACACTTTTTTATCAAAACGCTATATTGACTCTATTAAGGCGGCCACACCGAAGGGGAAATTCTACGACAGAGATATCCTTGGACTATGGACAGTCGCAGAGGGCGCTATTTATGCCGATTATGACAGTAAGATTCACGTAGTTGATGAATTGCCAGACATGAGACGCTACTTTGCTGGAATTGACTGGGGATATACTCACTACGGTTCTATCGTGGTAGTCGGTGAAGGCGTGGACGGCAATTACTACCTTGTCGATGGCGTGGCAGCGCAATTCAAAGAGATAGACTGGTGGGTAGAGCAAGCTAGGAAACTGACTGACATTTATGGGAACATTCCATTCTATGCTGATAGTGCCCGTCCAGAGCACGTAGCAAGATTTGAGAACGAAGGGTTTGATATTATGAACGCCAACAAGTCAGTGATAGCCGGTATCGAGCTTATCGCTAAATTATTTAAAGAACGCAAATTATACGTTAAACGAGGCTTTGTACCTCGTTTTTTTGATGAGATATTCCAGTATCGATGGAAAGAGAACAGCACGAAAGATGAGCCGTTGAAAGAGTTTGATGACGTGCTGGATAGTGTGAGATACGCTATATATTCTGACTTCGTCATCGGTAGTACGGAAAGAGCAAGCTATGACGACTTGCTTAATATGTTTGGTTAGGAGGAATGATGGAACGAACACTATTTACAGATAGCACCGGACAAGAACGAGTTTTAAACTTGCGTTTCCATCGAGGAGCACGCATCCGCTATCGAGCTGATAGTTTGGAAGAGCTCATGGCTGGTGATTGGGAATTGTTGAAACATTTCATCAATCACCACAAGTTAAGACAAGCCCCACGCATTCAAGAGCTTATGGATTATGCGAGAGGTGAGAACCACGATGTTCTTAAGTCCGGAAGACGTAAGGACAAGGAAATGTCTGACAAACGAGCCGTGCATAATTATGGCCGTATGATTAGCAAGTTTAAAACGGGTTATCTCGCAGGAAATCCTATTCGTGTTGAATACGACGATAATAACGACCATTCGCAAAATGATGAAGCAATTAAACGCATTGGGCGTGTCAATGACATTGATACACACAACAGAACGCTTATCAGAGATTTGTCGCAAGTTGGTAGAACTTACGAACTTATCTATCGAAGTGAGTATGATGAGACACGCGTCAAGCGATTAAGTCCGCTAGATACGTTTGTGATCTACGACAACTCGCTGGAAGATAATTCTATCGCAGCTGTCAGATATTATAAGCGTGGTTTCCTAGAGAACGCCAAAGAGGTTGTGGAAGTTTACACAGCCGAATATATCTATACGCTTGACGTGTCGGATAGCTTCAATGAGATATCAGTTACATCTCATGCATTTGGCACTGTACCGATTACAGAATTTCTGAACAACGTTGATGGAATTGGCGATTATGAGACCGAGCTTTATCTTATTGATCTATACGACAGTGCAGAATCGGATACAGCGAACCACATGAGCGATATGGCAGACGCTATCCTTGCTATCTATGGTGACTTAGCATTGCCCCAAGGTATGAAGGCTAGCGATATGAAACGTACTCGTTTAATGCAGCTTAAACCACCTAAATCGGCAGACGGCAAAGAGGGAACGGTTAAAGCTGAATATCTCACCAAGTCCTATGATGTAACTGGTGTTGAAGCGTATAAGACACGCTTGAATAAAGATATTCATGTTTTTACAAACACCCCGGACATGTCTGACACTAATTTCAGCGGGAATACGTCTGGTGAGGCACTGAAATACAAATTATTTGGGCTGGATCAAGACCGTATCGACACACAATCACAATTTACAAAAGGGCTGAAACGTCGCTATCGTCTTGCCGCTCGTATTGGCTCACTGGTCAATGAGTTTAAAGATTTTGACGAAAGTCTTTTGAACATCATCTTCACGCCAAACTTGCCTCGTTCGCTTGCCGAACAAGTTGAAGTATTGGCTGGCTTGGGTGGTCAAGTTTCGCAAGAAACAGCTTTGAGCTTGTCTGGTTTGGTTGAGAGTCCAACTGAGGAACTCGACAGAATGAACAGAGAGGTGTCTGAAATCGACGTTAAGGGGTATTCTAGCGATTTTAACAATCACGTAGGCAAATATACAGACGATTCTGCGAGGGTTGATGTATGACATATTGGTCAGAGCGTGCCCAACGGGAGAGAGAGCGAGCTGACAAGAAAACGGAGAAAGAGTTTAAAAAAGAACTCGAAGACCTCTACAGAATGGAATTAGGTCAGTTGCGCAAAGAGTTGGATGCTTATATCCATAATTTCGCCGAAAAGAACGGGCTAGCCGTTGAAGATGCAAAGAAACGAGCTGACGAGTTCGATATTAAAGGGTTCGAGAGCAAAGCTAAACGTTATGTTGCCGAGAAAGATTTCAGTGCTACGGCTAACGAGGAATTGAGAAACTACAACTTTTCGATGTCAGTTGGTAGGCGTGAGTTGCTCATCCAACAGTTAGAACTTGAGTTAATGTCTCTTGCCGAGGGTGAAGAGAAACTTATGCGTGAGTATCTAAACACTGCTTATAAGGCTGAGATGGCAAGAGGGAGCTTGTTAGATCAAAGCGTTTTAAAGGGTAACATTCTAGCCCATGCCATGGAGACGGCTGTTAACGCAAACTTTGAGGGCGCTAAATGGTCAGAGCGTATCTGGGGCAGAAACGCACAGTTAAGACAGCTAGTTAGAACTGAGGTGACAAGGGCGCTTATTCGTGGTGAGAATGGCTTAACAATTGCCAGACGCATTCGAAAACACATGGATGTGTCTCGTACCAATGCAGAGCGTTTAGCTATCACGGAGCATGCAAGAGTCCAGACGCTAGCTCAGCAAGACATTATGAAAGAGAATGGCTTTGAGTATTTCAAGCTCATGCCAGAAAGTCGAGCATGTTCGATTTGCAAGGGTATTGCAAAGGAGACGGAAAAGAATCCTGTCAGAATCGCTGATATGGAAATCGGGACGAATGCGCCACCTATTCACCCATACTGTCGTTGTGCAGTAGCTGAGGTGGAATAGTGCACCATGTTTTCAAGAAACCGTAGGGGGCGAGCCTCTAATGGTGCATAGGGCTATTCTAAGCCCTAAATAAACATTACTACCGTGGCTTGCGGGTAAATACACTAGACAAGACTAGATAGGGCGTAGCTAGCCTTAACGTGGCTTAGAAAGGGTATCGCTTGCGAGACTAGATAGGAGAACAAAATGGAAACAGATAACACAACAGTCGAAACGGTCGAAACTGAGGAAGTAAGCCATGACGTTGAGTCAAATCAACCGAGCGACTTCCAAGCGCCGCAATCACAGTCAGAACTGGATAGCATTGTCAACAAGGCAGTCCAAACTGCTTTGAAAAATCAGAAAAAGGGCGAAGAAGCACGAGTAAACGAAGCTATCGCCAAAGCATTACAAAAAGAGCAAGACTATTCAAAATTATCTGCTGCTGAGCGGGCTAGCAAGGAATTTGAAGACCAGAAAGCAGAATTTGAAAAGCAAGTAGCACAATTTGAGTTTGAAAAGTTAAACATGGCCGTAAAAGAAGACCTTGTTTCTAAAGGCTTGCCAGTCGAATTGGCTGATATGTTTAGCCATGCTGAAAACGCCGCTGAAGCTCTTAAGCTGGTCGGTACATTTGAGAAAGTCTTCAACGATGCCGTCGCTAATAAAGTCAAAGCTACTATCCGTCAAAATTCACCTAAAGCTGCAAGCGCCGGTGATGCTCAGACAGATAATTTTGGAGCTCAACTTGCTAAGTCTACGAGCGTTACGGCTGCTCGTTTTATCTAAAGCAGAAAGGAATCTTTAAATGTCAACAACAAAAATTTTTGACACTTCAAACATTGTTCGCTCATTGCCTTACAAAGCAGTAGCGGCGACAGTAGACAAAACTTATGACGGTGTATTGGTAGATGGTAAGAAATACATCAAAGCTGGTACTTTGGTAGCTGCTAAAGACGGCTCAATCTTTGATGATCGCACAAAAGCCGTTGTAGAAAACAAAACAGCACCAGAAGGAATCGTTCTCTATGATGTAGATTTGACAATCGAGAACGCCGTTTCAGTGCTCTATGCCGGTGAGGTTTATAAGAACAAAGTCAACGGTGGCGAGGTAGACGACGCTGTTAAGAAAGCTTTGCCACTAGTTAAATTTATTTCTGAAAAATAAAAGGGGGACTATTAAATCATGGGACTTATTTATGATAAAGTAACCGCATCTAATATCGCTGGTTACTTCAATGCATTGCAAGAAAATGTTAATTCGACATTGGGTGAGTCTATCTTCCCGGCACGTAAACAACTTGGAACTAAATTATCTTACATCAAAGGCGCGTCTGGGCAAGCCGTTGCGTTGAAAGCTGCTGCATTCGATACTAACGTTACAATTCGTGACCGTGTTAGCGCTGAAATGCACGATGAGCAAATGCCATTCTTCAAAGAGGCTATGCTTGTTAAGGAAAATGACCGTCAACAGCTTAATCTTGTGAAAGACTCTGGCAACGAAGCGTTGGTTAACACAATCGTAGCCGGCATTTTCAATGACGATGTGACACTTATCAACGGCGCTCGTGCACGTCTTGAAGCTATGCGTATGCAAGTGCTTGCTACTGGTAAGATTGCGTTCACAAGCGGCGGTGTTGACAAAGATATCGACTACGGCGTTAAGCCAGAGCACAAGAAACAAGTAACTAAGAGCTGGGCTGAGGCGGACGCTAAACCTCTTGCTGACTTGGAAGAAGCTATCGAAACAGCTCGAGAACTTGGACTTAACCCAGAGCGTGCTGTAATGAATGCTAAAACATTCGGTCTTATCCGTAAGGCGGCATCAACTGTTAAAGTCATCAAACCTCTTGCTGGTGATGGGGCAGCAGTTACTAAATCAGAACTTGAAAACTATATCGCTGATAATTTCGGTGTGTCTATCGTTCTCGAAAACGGCACTTACCGCAACGATAAGGGTGAGGTTTCTAAATTCTTCCCAGACGGGCATTTGACGCTTATTCCTAACGGTGCTCTTGGTAATACTGTTTTCGGTACAACTCCAGAAGAGTCTGACTTGTTCGCTGACAACACTGTTAATGCAGACGTTGAAATCGTTAATAACGGTATTGCGGTGACAACTACTAAGACTACTGACCCAGTAAACGTGCAAACTAAGGTCTCTATGGTAGCATTGCCATCGTTCGAACGTTTGGATGACGTTTACATGCTTACTGTTATCCCAGCAGCTTAATAGGTATCGATTATGAATATCGTTTTAAAAGCATTCATGGATAAAACCGACGGCACAGTTTATTACGCCGGAGATTTGTACGATGGCGAACGTACTGAGGAACTCATTGAGTTAGGGCACGTTCAAGACGACAAACCGAAGAAGAGAACACGAACTAAAGAGACAGCAGAATAGCGAGGTATGGCATGAAGACGTTAGATAAAGACCAAATCATTGAAAACGTTTCTGTTGACCTCGACACTAACGACGATGGCTTGCTTGAAATTCTGTTGGAGCGTGTCGTTAACCACTTCAAAGCAGAATATGGTGTCGAAGAAATCGATAACAAGCTAGCATTCATTTTCGAAGATTGCGTGATTAAGCGTTTCAATCGTCGAGGTGCTGAGGGTGCTAAATCTGAGTCAGTAGATGGCCATTCTATGTCGTATTACGACAACGAGAACGAGTTTAAGCCTTATGATGATATGTTACAGCGTCTATACGGCAATTCTGGGCAAGCTAAAGAGGGTGAGGTGCTATTTCTATGAGATACGCTGATACCGTAGTGCTAAAATATAACGATAAGACGAACAAACGCTACGACCCCGACTCAGGTCGCATGGTAGGTGGCAAGGAGTGGGCTAGAACGATAGCGTGCAATGTCACTGGTGCCAGCCTTGACTTACAAGCTAAACTAGGAGACCTATTAAATACTAATAGCATCGTCATTAGATTTAGAAGCCCTATAACAGTTGGGATTGACACGATTGAATATAATGGTGGCAAATACAAACCCGTTACTGTGAGGGACTATCTAGCTGGTCGTAACGTCATCTATGCTAATAAGGTAGGCAAATAATGGCGTCACTAGAATTTGAAGGTTTGGACGAAATGGCACAAAGCCTTCTGAGGAACGCCTCGCCCGAAAAACGCTTAAAGGTTTTGCGAAAGTATGGCGCTAAAGTCAAAGAGGCTGCTATTAACAAGGCGCAATTTACCAAAGGCTATTCAACGGGTGCTACTCGTAGAAGCATTACCTTGCAAGTCGGTGGCAATCAAGCTGTTATCGAAGCCTTGACTAACTATTCGGGCTATGTCGAAGTAGGTACACGAAAGATGGAGGCACAACCATTCATGAAACCGGCACTTGAAGAAGTAGTGCCAGAAATGGTCGAAGAAATGGCGAAATGGGATGAAACATGAAACAACCAGATCAGTTACTTCATGACGAAATGTTTCGGATTAGTGATGAGTTGGGATACGACACCTATACTTATTTGCCACCCGAAAACGTGGCCTATCCATTCGTAGTCATGGGGGAAACAAAGGTCTTGCCACAAGCTACCAAATCGCACTTAATAGGGCGTTTATCGTCTACAGTGCATGTTTGGGGGCGTGTGGATGACCGGAAATTATTATCAGATATGGCTGGACAGTTGATGTCTGGCTTTTTTGCTATCAAAAATATCGACGGCATGCAATTTTCAGCAGAGGTCAATCAGTCGTCAATCGATAGCAATCGAGACAACAGCACGGATGAGGTGCTCTACCACTTCATCGTATACATGTATTTTAAATTTGTTTAGGAGGAAAACATGGCTGAAAACAAAGTCAAAGAAGCCCAACTAGGGAAAGAGAAGATCTTGATGTTCCGTAAATTCGGAGACAAGACAGCAGCGGCTAAGCTTGCGCTGCAAACTGAGCATGAGTGGGAATACTCACGCGATGCAGATACTACAAAAACCAAAGATGGTGCAGTAGTAGCTGATGGCGGTCTTGAAACCAAACTCTCAATTACTGCCATTGGGACAAAAGATGAACTCAACGAAATGTTGAAAAAATCAGTAGTCGACGGCTACAAGGTCGAAGTTTGGGAAATTGACCTATCTGACAAGAAGGACAACGGCAAATATGGCGCTCTCTATGCCATCGGACGCTTGTCAAACTGGAAAGTCCCAGCTAACGTCGAAGAACTTGTAGAAATTGAATCAGAAATGTCAGTCGAAGGTAAGCCACAAGCTGGTGAAGCTACATTGACGGCTGAGCAAGTCAAGGAAATTCAATATACATTCCAAGACACTACTGCGATCAATTCCCTCTAATAGTATGTAATTATCTTGAGCCAAGCTGTTTCAGTTTGGCTTTTTATTTTAGAAAAAAATAGGAGTAAACAAACAATGAACACAATCGCTATCGAGAATAAAGACTACACTTTGACTTACGGCTTCGACTTCATCCGAGAGCTTGACAAACGCTATTCTGTTTCAGACGGTGGTGTTTCGTTCGGTTTTGGTGTGCAGCACGCAGTCGTTGATTTGCAACAAAAAAATCCAGTAATCTTGCTTGACCTCATTCAAGCGGCAACAATTACAGAACGTCAAAAACCGTCTGTTAAAGGCATTGAAGCTTATGTTATTGAAGTGGCTGAGAAAGACCAACTTGACACACTTTTTGATGATTTTTTATCAGCATTGCGTACGCAACCTTTGACGAAAGCAACCGTGAAACGAGTGGAAGAAGCAACAGAGTAGCCAAAACCGCAAGTGATAACAAAGATTCAGCTGAAACGTATGAGGAATTAATTACTAATGCCATGGCTGATTTTGGTGTGTCATTGCTTGAAGCTCGAAGGATGACGCTTAAAGAGATGAGACTCTATCAGAAGGCGCATAAGAAGCGCTATCTGAATAAAGAAAGAGAAATCTATCAACTTGCTTATCTCAATCGCTTGGCGAATACCACGACGAAAGATGGCAAAAAGTATTACTTCGAGAAATTTGACGACTTCTATAATGCTAAAGAACGAGCCCGTGAGGTGTTGGGTGAAAAGATCACTAACAGCAAGCTACTAGAACGGGCTATGAATAATCTTAATTACAAAATGGAAAGAGGGTTGCTAGATGGCAGATAAAACGTTTAACGTCCGAGCGATATTAAGCGCTCAAGATAACGGCATGTCTAGCGCTCTTAAAAAAGCACAACAGAATGCAGAGAATTTGGGCAAAACTGGCACTAAGTTAGGCTCGGTTTTCAAAAGTGTTTTGGGTGCTAATTTAGTTAGTGCTGGTATTACTAAGGGAATCGGTGCATTGACTAGTGGCATGCGTGGCATGGCTAGTGAGCTTAATAGCTCAGCTAAAGCATGGAAAACTTTCGAAGGCAACATGCGTCAAATCAACATGCCTACTGACCAAATACAAAAAGCCAAAAGCGAATTGCAAGATTTTGCCACTAAAACCATCTATTCAGCGTCTGACATGGCCTCTACCTACTCACAGTTAGCGGCTGTTGGAACGAAGAATACAACGGAACTCGTTAAGGGTTTTGGCGGTCTTGCGGCAGCGGCTGAAAACCCAGCTCAAGCCATGAAGACCTTGAGCCAACAAGCGACCCAAATGGCAGCTAAGCCTAAAGTGCAATGGCAAGACTTCAAACTCATGCTAGAGCAAACGCCAGCGGGTATCGCAGCGGTTGCAAAAGAAATGGGCATGAGTACGAGCGAAATGGTCAAGGCTGTCCAGGACGGCAAGATTAAGACCGAGGACTTCTTCGATGCGATTACTAAAGTTGGTAATAATGAGGCGTTTAGTAAGATGGCCACAGAATTCAAGACTGTTGACCAAGCAATCGACGGCATGAAAGAGTCGCTAGCTAATAAACTAATGCCACAGTTTGAGAAACTCAATCAAATCGGTATCAAGGCAGTCGTTGGACTTACAGATGCATTAGAAAGAATTGACATCAATGGCATTGCTGACAAGATTGGCAGCGGTTTGTCTTCGCTTTGGAAAGGCTTCTCAAATACGGGAGCCTTGAAAAATCTGGGTGCGACATTCACTTACATTAGTAGCTCAATCAAGCAACTATTCAGCAAGATTGATGGTAGCAAGCTTATGCAGGGTATTGGCTCGGTGTTTGGTGACGTTGCTAACGGTATCTCACAAGCTCTAAATATTGCCACTACATCAGTTAGAAGTTTCATCAGCTCATTTGCTGATACCGGGGCGTTTCAATCGTTCAAAGCAGCGGTTCAAGATACTTGGAACGCTCTTAAAACTATCGGTTCATCTATTGGTGAGGTGCTGGGTAGCTCACAAGCGCAGTCAATCATTTCAGGGCTTGGCTCAGCTCTTGGAACGCTTGTAAACTGGATATCTCAAGCTATTTCAGCGGTATCTAAGTTTGTCAGCTCATTGCCGCCGGGTGTGCTTAACGGTATCACCAGCGGCATTTTAGCAATGGTAGCAGGCTTCATGACTGCTAAGGCTGGCATTTCAGCGGTAGGTGCTGCATTGAAAGGTTTGGACTTCATCAAGAGTCTTAATCCTTTCAAGAAATTCGGAGCGGACGCTGCAGAAGGAACAGAACAAGCTGCTAATAGTGCGAGACGTTCTAAGTCAACTATTGCTCAATTGTTCAATGGGATATCTAATGTCATTAAATCTTCTGGGAATGCGATAAAAGGAACGTTGACGGCCTTATTCAAAGGCATTGCAGAGACCTATAAAGGTTTTGGGCAAGGATTGAAATTTGCACTGCAAGGTCTTAGAGGGTTGAGTTCGGCACAAATTCTCTCATTTGCTACTGGTATTGCCATTGCCGCAGTCGGTATCGGTGCAGCGATTGCATTGATCGTGGCTTCATTCTCACTACTAGCGAGCCATGCTAGTGGAGTTTCGCAGATTATCGGCTCTATTGGCTCAGCATTTGGCACCGTTGTCGAATCTATCGGTAAAGCAGCAGGGACTATCGTTGAAGCGTTCGGAACTGCCTTTGCTACTGTCGTTACGGCAGTTGGTGAAGCTGCACCGGGATTAGCTAAACTTTCACCATTGGTTGAAGCAGTAGGAACAGCTCTAGGCAATGCAGCACCATTCATTACAGCGTTTGGTAACGCTTGGACATCCATTCTAGGAACATTGCCGGCTATTATCAGTGCATTTAGCGGTCTGGTTGGTGCCATTGGTTCTGCAATCAGTCAAGTAGCTACCGCTATCACTCCGATTGTTCAAATTATCGGCAATACAATCACGGCAGTAGCTCAAATCATTGCTAATGCCATCGTGGCAATCGCTCCGGTAATTTCAAATTGTATCGTCCAAGTTGCTCAAGTAATCGGGCAATTCGGACCACAGATTGCAATGGTTTTACAAGTGATTGTACAAGCCATTCAAGCAACGGCACCAGTTATTATGACTTTGATTCAAGGGATTGTTACAGTTGTTCAAACAATGGCACCAGTCATTAGTCAAGTGATTTCTGCTATTGTTACAGTGGTTCAGACGTTAGCCCCTATTATCAGCCAAATTATTTCAGCTATTGTGACAGCAATCACTCAAATTGTGCCTATTATCACGGCAATCGGTGGTGTGATTAGTGCTGCATTTAGTGGCATTGCCTCAGTTGTTTCAGCAGCAGGAATGGCAATTGCTACGGCTGCGATGGGTATCGGTACGGCTATTAGTACGGCTCTAAGTGGTGTTTCTGGTGTCATTAGCTCGGTTGGGTCTGCGATTGGTACAGCATTACAAGGCATTGCTGACGTAGTGCAATCAGTCGGAACTTCAATCAGTACAGCGGCGCAAGGTATCGGTGACGGTATCAAGTCAGCATTTGAAGGCATTTCAGACGTGATTACCTCTGCAGGTAGTGCAATCAGTAGTGTATTGGATAGTCTTGCTAATGTGTTCAACTCAATCGGTACGGCTGCTCAAAAAGCTGGTACTGGTTTCAATCAATTGGCAAACGGTGTCGTTAAGATCACCAATACTAACCTTGGAGACATGGCTGCGTCTCTTGCAGCAGTAGCTAAAGGTGTGGGCTCGATTGGTAATAATTCAGCGGGGCTTGCAAAAGCTGGTACTGGTATGACTCAACTTGGAAATGGTATGAGCAAGGTGTCTAGTTCAGCGTCTAGCGCTGTATCTGGATTGACTTCGTTCTCAAGTACAATCACAAGCATTCAATCAGCATTCACTAGCTTACAGTCGCTATTGACATCAGCGGGAACAGCGTTCAGCACGTTCTCTAGTCAAGCTAGTCAATCACTTGCTGGGTTAACAGCTATTGTGGGGCCTATCACAACGTTCAGAGCAGAAGTCATGACACTAGCCCCTGCATTAATGCAAGCGGCAACTGGACTGACTCAATTCAGCTCTATTTCAACGACGTTGAGCGCTAGTATGGCTGCAATCACTGCAAGCATGACCATGTTGACTGCTAGCTTAACAAGTTTGGCTAGTCAATTAACCATGATTACTAGCAGCATGACAACCGTGTCAGCGGGTATGACCATGTTTGGCACTGGTATGACTGCGATTGGCACAGCGTTAACTATGTTGAACAGTCAATTTATGATGTTTGCCACATCGCTAACACAATTGACAACGCAATTCATGACAGCGGTAATGCCGCTTAACATGTTCAATATGGCACTAACCATGATGACACCAGCCTTGATGTTAGCATCTACTGGATTCATGCAATTTAACGCTCAAGTCATGCAATCTGTAACTGGAATGACCGCTCTATCAACTGCTATTGCTACTATCCCGGCTATCCTTACAGCTGTAGCTAGCACTGCTAATAATGCAGCGTCAGCTATCATGCGCATTGCTACTAGTGCACCACTTATTGCTAGCGCCATGAACAGTGCAGCTGGACAAGTGCAGTCAGCTATGCAACGCATGGCACAAGCCGTACAGTCTAGTGGTCAACGTATGATCCAAATGGGTCGCCAAGCGGGGACTCAGACTGGTCGAAATATCGCAAGCGGTATTCAATCAGCGGTGGGGCAAGTGGGCTCAGCTATGGATAGTTTAGTTAATGCGGCGGCTGCCAGAGCCAATGCTGGTGTAGGGCGTATGAGAGCAGCTGGGGCACAAATCGGTAACGGTTTGGCTCAGGGTATGCTGTCAGCTCTAGGAGCGGTTACAGCGGCAGCTAATGCCCTTGTAGCTCAAGCAGAACGAGCAGCGCAAGCAGCAGCCCAAATCCACTCGCCATCACGTCTGTTCCGTGATAACGTTGGTATCTATATCGGTCAAGGTTTGGCTGTTGGTATTGATAAGAGCGTTAAATACGTCAAGTCATCAATAGCTGACATGATTGATACTGCTAGCCGCTATGCTATCAGTGCCCGTGATCTATTCGAAGATAACAATATTTTTGATAGCTTCGACGGCGGCAAGATGCGTGGCAGTCTTGATTTGTCATTGGCAGACGACGCAAGAATGGATAGATTGGAACAAGCACTTGACCTTATCACTGAGTTGGTCGAACGTCCGATTACACTTAATATCAATGGCCGTGAATTTGCTTATGCTGCTGCTGATGATATGAGCAGTTACCAAAAAGCACAAGAATTTACTTACAAACGAATGAGAGGGCTTGAATAATGGCTTTATTTCAATTTAACGGATATGATCTAAACAACTATTTCAAGCTCATCAAAGTAGAGCACGAGATAGGGAATGAACGGTCTATCTCAACAGATTCAGCGCCATCAATCGGCGTTAACGTTCAACAAGTTAATATTGGTGCCAAGAAGATTAAGGTCACGGTCAGTCTAGCTACTAGAGATTTAGCTGATATGACATTCATTGACCCGAATCAACCAGCACCGACCGACAACGGGCAGTTTTACCGAGTAAGAGAAGAGGCTGCCAGAGTGCTACATACCAAAGAAGCGGTTAAGCTCTGTTTACCAACGGAGCCTGACCGCTACTATTTAGCGCTCGTTAAAGGCGAGGTCAGTCTCAGAGGTATTTCTGATTGGTATGACCAAGCCACTATTGAATTTATCGTACCGGACGGCGTGGGGCATTCGACTACTTACAAACGTGTTACTGATTATCGTGAAGATAAAGGGAAAATGATTTTCTCTATCGACAATCAAGGCTCAGAGAATGCTTATCCGATTATTACTTTAAAGGCTAACGCCGATAATGGATATTATGGTTTGGTTAACGAAAAATTCGCATTCGAAGTTGGAAATACCGAAGAAGTCGACGTCGAGCCTTACAAGCATTCTGAAATTTTGTTCGATTATGTTTCAAACAACTGGATTGTCAAGGGTCTAGCAGAAGGGAAGAAGAACGTCGGTATCTTAAACGATACGCTCCAAAATCTAAATGGGACACTTGGAATTGTTGATGCGTGGGGCAGACCACATCTTGCGTTGACAAATCGGGGTAGTGGTCGAGAAATCAATAACGCCGCATCTCTTACATGGGACATTCCAGCAGATAGCACGGGAGAGCGTGGCTCCATCAATGAATATATGTGGTGGAGGCAGATATTTTGGGTAAATCCAGCTAACCAAGTTGGTTTTATTAAAATTTCCATTACCGCTGAAAACGGCGAATTTCTGTATGGTGTCGAAACCATCAAACGTGGAAACGGCTTGACTACCGAATACAACCTATTAACCTCTAATGGGATAGGTGGCTACAACATGCACAAGCTCGGGACGTTTTGGGCCACTCACAATGCGCATGAAAACCCGTTCAATAAAGACAGCGGACAGTCTGACTTACAACGTCGGGATGAAGAAATACAAGTGTTTTGGCGTGGTAGCTATCCAAAATTCAAAGTTCCTGAAATTAAAGGCAAAAAGTCAGCTAAAGTACACGTTGCATTGGGGGCATTTGGTAATGATAGACCGGCGCCAACCCACATGTATTTGGACAGTTTTGTTTATCGAAAGGATTTTGTCAACGGGACGAAGGACATCCCAAACAGATACTCACAAGGGAGCTCGTTAGTGATTAACAGCGAGACGGATATAGTTTACCTCAACAATCTACCTAATTTGGATCAGATTGTTGACGGCTCGCTGTGGCCAGTACTGCCACCGGGGCAATCAGAGTTAGAAATCATTCAATCGTCATGGGGCAAGAAAAAACCGAGTGTAACCATTGAATTTGAAGAAAGGTGGATTTAATGTTATTAACGATTCATAACAATAATTTGCAAAAAGTTGCTTATATAGACAACGACAAGCAAACCACCTTGAATTTCTTCAACGACAAATGGACTCGTTCCCTTGAGACTGGAACATCTGTATTTGAGTTTTCGGTTTTTAAGAAAAAAATCAAGTCAGATACAGTGGTAGAGAAAGCTTACAAACACTTAAACGAACGCTCATTTGTCAGTTTCAAGCATAAAAAACACTCATACCTCTTTAATGTTATGAAAATTGAAGAAGATGAGCACATCATCCGTTGCTATTGTGAAAACTTGAGTCTTGAGCTCTTGCTTGAATACCAAGGGGCGTACAAGGCAACGAAACCCATGACATTTAAGGAATACTTGGATGAGTGGTGCACGCTGGGGTTATCTAAAGTAACCTTAGGTATTAATCAAATTAAAGATGCTAAGAAAACATTGGAATGGGAGGGGCAAGAAACTGCCCTTGCTCGTTTGATTTCCTTGGCTAAAAACTTCGATGCTGAAATCGAATTTGAAACGAAATTACAAGCTGATAGCCAACTTGATAAGTTTGTTTTAAACGTTTATAAGGCTCATGACGATAAGAATCAAGGTGTCGGTCGTAAGCGTAGCGATATCGTGATTAAATATGGCAAAAATGTTAAGAGTATTAAACGTAGCATTGACAAAACAAAGATATTTAATGCTGTTAAGCCGGTCGGAAAAAAAGAGGAAACCAAAGAGAAAACTAGCAAGGTTTCAAATCCCGCCACTTCTCAAACAGCTAGCAGTGGCAAGAAATACACGGGCGGTAATCTCGTATACGCTGGCCATCCATTGAGTGCTTCATTGGTACAAACCATTTTAAATCTATGTGTTCAGCGCAATCTCTTGCCGTCCGGTGTCCTAGCTCAACTCTATCTTGAGTCTTGGTGGGGTGCTTCTAACGTAGCCAAACGAGACAACAACTGGGGCGGTATCACCGGAGGTGCTCAAACTCGCCCGTCTGGTGTGGTAGTCACCACTGGTAGCGCCAGACCAGCCAACGAGGGCGGCACCTATATGCATTACGCCAGCGTTGATGATTACATGAAGGACTACACCTATCTATTAGCAGAGCAAACAAGCGGTGGTCGAAAAATGTACGGCGTTAAAGGCAAGCAGAATATTGAGGAATATACAAAAGGGCTCTTCCGAATTGGTGGAGCTCTTTATGATTATGCTGCCGCTGGATATGCACACTACATCGCTCTTATGCGTGATATTCGAAACGGCATTAACCGAACGAATGGAAACATTCTGGACAAGCTTGACGATTTATGGAGACAGCCAAATAATCAAGTCACCCAACCAAATCAACCAGTGACGAGGACAGTCAAGGCTGATAAAGTTATCGCTGTCATCAACGAAATGCACGGTTTAAAAGGCCGTCGAGTTGGTAGTGGTCAATGTTACGCATTAGCAGCTTGGTACTCCATGAAATTAGGGGGACCTGGTCTTGGCGGTGGTGTAACCGGGCTATCTGGGTTGATTGGTGCTGGTATGGCAGCGGGCAAGATTGGTACTGACTACGCATGGGATAGATTTGGCTGGTCAGTAGTTAGACCTAGCAATACTAACCAACTAAAAGCTGGAGCTATCGCTAATATCAAGCCATACAACGCCTACCAAGGAACGTCGGTTTGGGGGCACGTTTCAATTATCGTAGCTAACAATGGTAGCACTGTTACGGTTTTAGAACAAAACTACGCTGGTCGTCAATACGTCGTCCAAAATAGCTATCCAGCTAGTGCCTATCTAGGCGCTATTGAAACGCTATGTTATCCACCCGAATTGAAAGAGGGTAAAACCGTCGAGGGTAGAACCGAAACAGGTAGCACGCCAAACGTTACAGCGCCAGAAGTGGAAACTAAAGAGGTTTCCGTCAGCACAGTTGAAGTTGTTATCGATCCAAAGAAAAAACAAGAATGGAAGAATGAAAAAGGAGAGGTAGAGTTCTATCTTGAAGGTAGTTTGCTATTTGCCCCTATTTCGAAACGTCTATATCCATCTGTTTTGACGGGTAAAGAGACGAATGACAACTGGATTCGCAAGGATATGGAAGTTGAGACGGATAGTGAAGACGTACTTATTTCAACGGCGTTGAGAAATCTACGCAAATTCTGTTATCCAGCAATCACTTATGAAGTGGATGGTTTCCTTGATTTAGACATCGGGGATACCGTCAAAATTCAAGACACCGGTTTCTCACCAATGCTTATGCTTGAAGCCCGTGTTAGCGAACAACAGATTAGTTTCTCTAATCCAATTGAGAATAAAACGGTATTTGCCAACTTCCAAGCGTTACAAAACAAAGTATCTGACAGTCTACTAACTCGCATGGCAAAATTGGCTGAGAAAGCTGTACCTTACGAGTTAAAACTTTCAACCGATAACGGGACTACGTTTAAGAATAATGTAGGTCAAAGTGTGTTAAAAGCATCGCTTGAAAGGAACGGCAAGGTTTATCAACCGCTGCTTTTTTACAAAAATGGCGATGCGATTATCGGTACTGGCAATCAGTTAGTTGTTAAACCGACAGACTTCGAAAACACCTTACAAGTTACCGTTGAAGCCTACCTTGATGATGAGTTAGCAGCTAGCGGAGAGGTGACTTTTACCGAGGTAGTCGATGGCGAACGAGGTCCGAAAGGGGACAAAGGTGATAGAGGTAACGACGGACTACCCGGCAAAAATGGGGTAGGGATCAAAAACACAACTGTCACTTACGGGCTATCTGACAACGAAACGGCACAGCCTACCAATTGGACGGCAAACCCGCCAGCTCTGGTCAAAGGGAAATATCTCTGGACCAAAACAGTCTGGACGTACACCGATGACACCTCTGAAACTGGGTATCAGAAAACCTACGTGGCAAGAGATGGCAACGATGGCAATAACGGTATAGCCGGTAAAGATGGCGTAGGGATTAAGAAAACCACAATTACTTACGCAGTCGGAACATCGGGAACAACTGCTCCAACAAGCGGTTGGAATAGCCAAGTACCTAATGTGCCGGCGGGGCAATTCCTCTGGACTAAGACAGTCTGGACATACACTGATAACACCAACGAAACAGGCTATTCAGTGTCTAAAATCGGCGAAAAGGGCGAAAAAGGGGATAAAGGCGAACGTGGAGCGCAAGGTGAGCGTGGTCCACAAGGTTTGCAAGGTCCGCAAGGAATCCAAGGAATCCCGGGCGTTAATGGCGTTGATGGTAAAACACAGTATACCCACATTGCTTACGCCGATACCACAATCGGTGGTGGTTTTAGTCAAACAGACACCAACAAACCATTTATCGGAATGTATCAAGATTTCAATGCTATCGACAGTCAAAACCCACAAGATTACCGATGGAGTAAGTGGAAAGGTAGCGATGGCCGGGATGGTATACCCGGCAAGGCTGGGGCGGACGGAAGAACACCTTACGTCCATTTCGCTTACGCTGACAGCGCCGATGGTCGAGATGGTTTTAGTCTGACACAAAATGGCAGCAAGCGCTATTTGGGTGTATGTACCAACTTCAACCAAGCAGACAGCACCAATCCAGCAGATTATACGTGGAATGACATGACTGGCAGTGTGTCAATCGGTGGTGAAAACCTAATCGTTAACTCAGCATTCCCAGAAAATCTTGAGAATTGGGGATTCTGGGAAGTGCCGCAGAAAAACGAAAATCTATCCATTTCAAGCCACTCGTTCTATTACAATGGCGCTAGACCACTGTTCTTACTGAAAAC